AATTTCAGCACCATCAGCATACTTTGCTTCAGGGTCTAAACGGCTTGTTGGTACACGTAATGCTTTATAGAGTTTCTTAACAAAGTAATTTAAATCATCTAATTGACCTAAGTTAGCACCACCTGGTAATGAAGTAACGTCTGTACCTGTACCATCTGGACGTTTAGCAAACCAATAACTATCTAACATTGATTGTGGGTCGTAAACATTAACATTACCACCTTGATCGTTATCGTATGTTCTACGTGACCAATATGATTGCATTAAACGTTTAATATAAGCTTCTGCTTTAGGTGCAGGTAAATTACCTACATCTACTTTAAATACTAAGCGTTCTGGAGCTCTTACTAAACGATAAACAATAATACTATCTTCAATTAAACTTAATTGCTTGTATGCACTACGTGCTACTTCAAGATATGGTAAACGAATAGTTTTGTGTTCGTTCCAAGTATGAGAATGAAAATATGTAACTTGATGACGTTCTAAAGGTATTAACTCTTGTTTAGATGTGTTTCTATTTTGAGCATCTTTATCGATAACAGGCTTACGTAATAAGAAGCCTTTAATTAACATATTTTGAATGTTGTCGTAAATAGGATTAATGTGCTCTGTAGGTATCTGTACTACACCTATAATACCAGCATCCTTTTTATCTTCATGTATTACGTTTTCAAAGTACAGTTCAGCATCAATTAATATAGCTCTAAAATATTCAAAGCCTTTATTGTCTAAGTTAAACTGTTCTACTAAATTGTGAAAGTTCTTTTGAAGTTCTTTTGCAATAACCGGATCCTTACTTTCAGCTACTGTTAAGCCAACATACTTACCTTTATCATCTTTGACAAGCATTTCATCACAGATTTCATCTAAAGCGTGGCTAATTTCTGCATAAGAAGCCATAACCCGATAATCAGCTAAACGCTTCGGTTTATCTGTATCAATTAAGGCATAAAGAAAATCGTGATATGCTTTATTAATAACAATACCTTCAAGGGAAGGCATACCAGGCATATCCTGTTGAGTAGAAACAGCTTGTTTGAATACACGTTCTTTAGCAGAACTGTTGATATTATAAAATGTTTCGAACTTAGGATTAAGTTCTTTGATGTTGTCAATCACTTGAGCATTACCAGTATACGGCAACCTATTAACAATATTGTTAAATGTGCGAGTGAAGAAGTTAGGTTGTACGTTGTCAGCCATTTATATATTATTTACACTGTATGCTATTATTATATACTGGATTTGTTAAAATGCCAATTTTAAATTATTAAGGCCCGCTCAGTGCACTTATTATAGCTGGACCACCACCTGTTATCGTGAAGGTTGTTGGGTTAGTAATCGAGCTTGCAAATGTTACAGGGCCTGAATACCCCCAATTATTAAACGTTTGGCCTGCTTTCAAGGATACCGATATTGGATAAGACTGATTTACATTCAATCCTGATATAGACGTACTACTTGTGTATTGTACACCATTAATTTCAATGTAATTCTGTCTGCCTGGATTGAAACTTACACTGAGGTTAACTGTTGGGGTTGGTGTAATAGTCGGGGTAGGGGATGGGGTGCGAGTTAAAGTCGGTGTAGGTGTTGGGGTGTGTGTACGCGTAGGTGTAGGGGTAGGTGTTGGAGGTACCGGTGTAGGTGTCGGTGTAGGTTGTAGTACTGTGAATGCACCTATGGTTTGAAGACCCCCTGCAGCTGTAAGGGTAACTGTAGTAGTTGTATTTGTAGGGTTACCAACAACAACATTAGGTGTGAGACTCCAATGTTCAAAATCGTACCCATAACTAATTATAGCAGTAATTGAGTAAGGTTGATTGATATTAACCGTTACCATACTGGTTGCTAAATACCCTACACTGTTAAACACAATACCGTCAGTTCCATCTACTACGCTAAGTAGCAATGTTCCTGTAAGAGCAGGTGTAGCTGTTGGAGTAGGTGATGGAGTAGGTGTTAGTGTTATCGTGGGTGTAGGTGATGGGGTTAAAGTTACTGTAGGTGTAGGTGTAGCTGTAGGTGTAGCTGTAAGTGGTACAGGAGTTACAGTCGGTGTAGAGGTAGGAGACGGGTCAGGTGTTGGGGTAGGGGTTAATGTCGGAGTAGGTGTAGGTGTTGAGGTGGGCTGTGGTGGGGGTGGTAATACAGCCTGTATACCTTGAGTGTATGGTGGTTGTACGGAAAGATTAGAGTTATATGAATTAACTGAAAGTAAAGTATAACCTGCATCGTTAAATACAATAATATCAAAATAACCGACAGTTAATGGTGCAGGATAGGTTACTTGCAACTTATTATCATTATATACATAATAACTTGCGGCTGGCACTAAACCAGTTAATGCAGGGTAGTTTGCTGATAAACCAGATGATAGTGCATATAGATTAACTGTTTGAGTGTTAGTACCAAACATATTATTATTACCGCTAAGGTAAACATAATTTGTATACTTTAAATTTGTTCCGTATAAGTTTAACGCGCCAGAAAGACCGACAGGTGTTAACCAACGATCACTATATGGCATTTCAGGTTTAGCAGAAATCGTAAATGATTCAGTTTGAGTTGGATCGGTTAAGTAGTCAAGATTTTCAAACGTAGGAGTACCCGATACAGGGTAAAAATTAGTATCAATTTTAAATATTCTTCCTACAGGGTTAGCATCAGCCTTAAACAACCACCCTTTAATAGTAAATGATGTATCACACGTTACACGTGTTGGTTGTGTGGGTTGCTGTTCTACCGGGTAACCCATAGTTAATGTACCATTCCAAAGTACTTCAGAACGAATTTCTATGTTAGACATCTCTCTACGAGTCCAAGAAATAATAAAATACGGGTCGCTGTATGGAACAAAATTACTTAAAATTTGATCCATATCTGTCTGAAAACGTGTCACTATACTAACGCTAACTTCTATATTGACTGGTACTGGTTGTAAGTTTTGATCAGCGGTGGAAGGAGTAAAAGCGGCTATGTTAGGGTTAACGTTAAACTGACCATAGAGCTTATTAAATACTCTGGATTGATCCCTACTGACACTACTAATATAGAACGCTACTACTGGTAATGTAAAATTCTGTGCTGGGTCAACTAAATCAAAAAGAACACGTTGTTTGGGTGCATAAACATATCTAACTGCAATATTGTTACCCACATTACCATGTATATCATAACGCTTCACAACTGCTCCATCAAAAGCATTAAGAAATTGTGTTAATAAATCCTTTACCTCCCAATGATACGTGTAGTTCTGCACTTATATACTTATACAATACGATCTAAAAAGTGTTTAGGTAAGATCTTCTTATTATCTATTATAGTTTTAGCGGATAAACCATCCAATATGTAAGTCACGCTTTCGTCTTCAACACTTCTGGTACACCTTCCACAAGCTTGTATTAATGCAATAAACATTCTCATTTTATACCAACCTGGATCCTCTTCGAAGAGCTTCTTAACACGTTTACCACCTAAAGATGGATATGGTAGCTTTATAATAACTTGCCACTTACCTAAATCGCCTTTTAAGTCTAATCCCATAGTTAAAGAGGGACTAACTAAAACTGTATCATCTGGTCTAAGAACGTGCTGTTTAATAATGTCTTCATTAGTAGTACCTTCTTCTCTCCATAAAAAGCGCTTACCTTTAAGCTTCTTTTGTACAGCTTGTGTAATAGCAAAAGAGTGTGTATGTATTATGCCTTTTTCACCTTTATGACTATCTGCTAATGTATTAGCTATTTCTACCACCGGTGGTAGGTTCTTTTCCATTAACTTGTGATTTAATGGATATTTGGTGTGGCAATAAATAGGGCTCTTTTTAGGATCAAAGGTAGATTCAATCTCTACATATTCAAAATCAGTAATACCTAATGTTTTTGCAAATATGTTTTTGTCTACAATAGTTGCGCTCATTAAAATTACTGTATCTGCATAATCAAACAAACAACCGCTGAGTTTATCTATTTTTAGAGGTGTAAAGATAGCCTTTTCACCATCTTTCTCAATAATGTATTGCGTATCCTCCCAATGGTCTATAGTATTAACAATAGACTCATAAAGGTCTTTTCTAAACTGCTGTTGTATGAGTTCTACCTTGTTACTATCGTAACGAGAGCGATTTGCGCGTGAGTCAATTACCCCTTTAACAGATTCAGCTAAGTCTGTTAACCAACCTAAAGCTTTATTAGAGTTATCAGATGTTAACTTAGTGTATTCTATATCGCTTTGTGTTAAACGACGGTAATCAATTAATGTAGAGAAGTTCTTTACGATTTCGTCTTCTAATTCTGAACACTCATCTGCAACAATAACCTGTCTATGTTTTAAATGATCGGGCAAGTTAAAAAACGAAGCATAATTTAATACAGTAAACTTTTCTATTAAAGCACTGTTACGTGCTTCATAATACGGACAGCGATGCTCTTCCCAGCATTCTTTTCTCATCTTCTGCGTAATAACACACGGGGCATAATCTACTGTAAAGCTCTCATCTACATCACACTGATAATTAGACTTGCCTTTAAATATAGAAGACTCATTAAATAGTTCTTTATACTGATTCTGTAAAGCCTTAGTGGTAGTGAGTGCAAACAAGCCATGTAACGGAAACCTGGCCATTACATCTATATAATCTTCGTCATATGCATGGTAGTTAAAAACTAAGTTTTTGAATTCGGAATCACATTCATCGGTTGCATTGGAAAGAGTTTTACTGATAAACGACTTACCCGAACCGGTAGGCGCCTGTACAATAATAAACTTCTTTTCTTTTTTTATAGCCGCTTCAATATCCTGAAGACCTTTTATTTGATGTGGTCTTGGTGTATAACCAGTAGGAAAGTAATCGAGTAACGGTTTATTGAGCAACATTAACTAATAATACACTACTATCTAATTAGTTCAATGATGAAATTGTAAGGACTGCATTATAAAATTTGCATTTTTTAACTTGATTAGTTGCTTTCAAATTAACTAATAAGTCAAAATCGTTTTCTGCTAATGCTTCTAAAGTATAATCAAATACAAGTTTATCCTTTTCCGGCTTTACTGAAAAAGGAACTGGTATTTCAAATGTTTCTTTCTTTTTTTCGGTTAATAGTATAAACGAAAGATAACAACCGGAAAGCTTAAAATTAATTAATTTTCCTTTTTTGTATTGTTTGTTCTTAAGTGTTAAAATAATATTTTTTTGAAAATAATTTTTAATGTTGTTATCGATAATATTAAGCATTTTATTTGTCCATAAACCGTTCTTTTTCGGCTGTTGACATTCTACTTAATACCTCACTGAAATATTTCCAGAACTGATCTGGTGGGGTGGAAGGTATAACACTAACAACATCAGCAGATTCCGCAGGTATTAACCTATAATCCTGCATGAATATATCCCAAGTTAGTACTAACCCCTTTTGTTGGGGGTTAAACTTTAAGTGTCCAGTAGCTGGTTTAAAGTTAAGAGCGGTCCTTCCAGCTGAACTATTTAGCAAAATAGTATCGTTAGTTGCAAGCATTCTCCTGGTTGCTGGTTCTCCAGGAGAGGGGCGTCTTCTTACGAATTTTATCTCTAATACGTTTTTAGATAGTAGAGTAGCTAATGCTCCTTGGGAAAGTCTCATTT